ATGAGACTTTTGGGAAGAGGAATGTGGTAGAGAGGTGGTTTTTCTACATCAAGCACAGAATAAAGAGGTTCTACAAGAGGTTTCCTTGGAATGCTAAGTATGAAACCGTCTATAGATGGTTAGCCTCCTTTATTGTCATTTATACGATCATGAACCTAAAAAGTTGACATCCTCGGAGAAGCAATCAGAACCTTAGAGCTTATAGAATCCGACCCTGCGTCTTTACCTGAAGTAAAGCCTTTCCTGACAAGCTTTCCTTTAGATAAGCTGAAAACTCTCTCAAGCCCGCAGATGCCGTCCAAGATGCCACCAGCCCACCCACACTGCAGATGCAGAATCGTTGCTTTTATTGAAGAAATTGAAGAACCATACCCGATCGTCGTAGAACCAGTTGTCCCCCCCAGATCTCTGGAGGAAACTGCAATTTTGCAGGAACTGACCACTGAGTTAAGGGCTTTGCGTCCGGAGGAGATAACAGCCCGCATAAGAGCACATCTTGGGAGCGACTGGAGACGTAATCCCGACGGCACTTTTGACGCTAAAGCCAGCAGGCTTAAAGCTGAGTTTGAAAAGCATGCTAAAAACTTAGGCGTACAATCTCTAAAGGAATACGAACAGCTAAGCTATGAAGTGATAAAAAAGCCCGAACATGTCTTCATCCAGAGAGTCCTCAACCCTCAGACCAAAAAGTATGAAACGAACTACATCTTTGTCAAAAACGACGTTTATGTAGTTTCAAACGACGAAAGCCTTGCTATCAAAACATGTGCACGACTGAAGAAAGATATAGAGAGCTTGCTTTCGGAACTTTCTGAAAAACTACCGTCTGCCACGGTTAAGCTATTCTAAGCTTGTGCAATCTTTGCTTGAAATCTTCCTTCCCATCTGCCATCCTTTTTACTAACTATGACTGTCGTTGAGCGGGATACCGTAAAAAGCGTCTTGCAAAATATCCGTGTGATTTTGACCACACCCAAGGGTTCTGATGTGCACCGTCCCGAATTTGGTTCAGAACTCTACAGATTCATTGATCAACCACTTACAGTCCTAACAGTGGGTAAGATCAAAGCCTACATAGTAGATGAAATAGAACGCTGGGAACCAAGGGTAAAGGTCAAAGAAATCAAACTTGATAGACACCTTGAACGGACAAAGATACAGCTTGTATTAGCGATTGAAGGTATAGAAGGTTTAGTGGGTCAGGAGCTATGGATATAAAGTTTGTAGAGACAGAGGCAACCTATTGGGAAAGCTTACTGATTGACGCTTACGAAAAAATCACACAGCGCCCACTCTACCCAGCAGACCCTGAACGGCTACTGATCAACCTTCAAACCTATGCCAACACCCTTTTAGCCATAGCAATAAACGAGACTGCAAAACAGAACCTGCTTGCTTTCGCAAAAGGACAGTATCTTGACGCCCTTGCTGAGTTCTACGGAGTTCAAAGACTTCCCGCCAGGAAAGCACAAACCATCTTGCGTTTTTCTTTAGCGGAACCATTGAACTTTGATGTTATTATCCCTGCCGGAACAAGAGTACCCGCAGGAGACCTCTATTTTGCAACTTTGCAGGAAGCAAAGATCCCAGCTGGAAGCTTATATGTTGATGTCCCAGCTGAGTGCAATGAAGCAGGAACAATAGGGAACGGTTTTTCTCCCGGACAGATAAAAGACCTCATGGACCCATTGCCTTACATCGCCTCCGTCTCAAACATCACCATGAGTATGTATGGTGCGAATGAGGAAGATGATGAACGCTTTCGTGAGAGGATAAGACTATCCATTGAACGCTTCACCAATGCAGGTTCAAGACAAGCCTACATCTACCACACACTTTCCGCCCACCAAGACATAGAAGATGTAGAGGTCTATAGCCCAGCCCCGGGTCAGGTAAAAGTCATATTCACCGTGAAAGGCGGCAACATCCCGGACGAAAGCATGCTCTCACTTGTTAGGGATTATTTGTCTTCGGAACGCATACGCCCCCTCACTGACCAAGTCTTAGTCTCTGCGCCTGAAGTGGTTTACTACGACATTGATCTGACCTTTTATGTAAATAAGAAGGATGCTTCAAAGCTTTCCTTCATCCAATCCGCAGTAGAGAAAGCAGTCAATGACTTTATAGCTTGGACAAAATCCAAAATCGGAAGGGACATCCTACCTGAAGAACTAATACGGCTTTTCAAACAAGCTGGAGCTTACAGGGTAGACTTAACCTCGCCAGCAAAGCAAGAACTCACTATTGAACAGATAGCACATGCACGAAATGTAAGCATCCGCTACGGAGGTTTGACAGATGATTAAGGAACTAACTCCTCCGAGCATAAGAGAACTTCAGCACTTAGTAGAAACCTTTGATGCAAGCTTTGAAGAGTTGAAAAGGCACATCATCAGGGTTCTTATTTACCCACGCATTGATGAGATAGAAGATGAAGCGATCCTTGACCTCCTGGCTTGGCAATTTCACATTGAAGGCTACGAACAAGCACAGACAATCCAAGAAAAACGCAATCTAATCAAGAACGCAATTGAACTCCACCGCTACAAAGGCACGCCTTACGCAGTAAAGAAGGTCTTTCAAGCCTTAGGCTTGGATGCAAGTTTGCAGGAATGGTTTGACTACGACGGCGTCCCTTACAAGTTTAAAGTGCTCGTTAAAAGCATCATACAAGACGGAGACACATACACTAGACTCACCAAGCTAATCAACGAATACAAAAACGTCCGTAGCTGGCTTGACGCAATCGGCTTCCATCGTGAATACAGCCAAACCATTTATTATGCCTCTGCTCAGAAGGATGGGAAGCGTTATCAAATCGGCTTGCATGTAGACCCATCGGTTGAGCCTTATAACATCCATGCCGGCTTTGCCCAGAGGGTCGGGATGTCCTATCAGATAGGCGTATATGAACCTCAAGTATCAGTTGAACAAGCAGTGATCTATGCGGGCGGTGTTCAGAGAATTGCAAGCTACATGGCTATATATCCAGCTAATTAGGAGGTAAGAAATGGCGGACTTTAGAGGCGCGATGCTAACGCAGAGAGGAAGAAACCTTTTGGCAAAGGCCCAAACAGGAACCACACTAACCTTCACAAAAATAGCAATCGGTGATGGGCTCTGGCCTTCAAGCACAGACCCAACACAACTGAACAACCTCGTTTCTCCAAAGCTAAATCTACCGATACAGGAAATTAGAGTGGTTGGTGACGGAACAGTCCGCTTAAGGTTTGTGCTAACCAATACAGGACTTTCTCAAGGTTTCTTCATGCGGGAAATCGGTATTTATGCCCAAGATCCAGACCTTGGAGAAATTCTTTATGCAGTAGCGTATGCGGGAGATAGGGCGGACTTTATTCCCGCCGATGGTATCACTAAAGTTGAGAATGTAGTTGACATCTACACAGTCATTGCAAACGCACAAAACGTCACCGCAGTGATTTCCGATACGGTCGTCCTTGCAACGAAACAGGACATTGACACGGTAAAACCTGAAGCCAGCTCTACTGCTCCAAGCTTCACATACCCGGGGAAGCTATGGGTAGATGGAGATGAATTCCTGAAATACTTCAACGGCTCCAACTGGCAGGGTCTAAAAGTATCCTTTGCCGATACCGTAGACGGTTTTCATGCAAGTCTTACACCAGCACCATTTACGCTTGTGCCTCTTAATGAGAACGGAATATTGGATTTGAGTAGCACTTACATAAAAAGCAATGTTTATACATTTCGCAGAGTTGATTTGACTGATGCAACGAGTGATTATGAGTTGCAGGTTGGAGAGGAGGCGATAATACATTATTACAATCAACGAATAATTCCATTGCATATAGCAACACGAAGCGGAACGGTGTATGAAATAATAATACCAGATAGCGGTCAGCCTACCTATTTGTATCCTAATAATACAGCATATCCTAATCAGTTTGCGTCGTATAGATTGTATGCTTTTGTGGAAAGTGGAAATTGGCGTTTTAATGCAGAAGGTTCTACAAGCTTGAGTAGACCGGCATTTGAACTATATGCTGGATTGAAAAGGGTTTTGATTGTTAATGAAACAAGCTATAAAAGACTTATTACTCAATATGCTGATGCTTCTAATTACCATCATGGTATATCAGTGTCGTTTTGGTTAAACCCTTCTATACGATGGACAAGCTTAGGAACTTTTGATTTAGCTATTCCAATTGCGGGTTTTATTTTAATTAGGAGGTTGCTGTAATGAAGGTCTATGCTTTCATCCACCCAGACCTCAAAACCCTTTGCTGTGCCTTGCTACCTGAAGCAGTGCCTCCGAATGTTAATTATGTTGAGCTTGAAGTAAAAACTCCTGATGATGTGATTTTTGACAACGGACAAATCAGACTAAAAACAGAAGCAGAAAAGCTTGCAGAAGAAAAACAAAAGAAACTTGCAGAACTTAGAAGTTATGTTGCAAGCACGCTTGAACAAACTGACTATATCATTGTGAGAGTAGCGGAAGCAGAAGCACTTGGAAACACAGAAGCTGTAGAACAACTCAAACAGAGATACGCAACATAACTCCAGCAGAGGCAAGCAATCAGGCAGTGGAACGAACAGATGAAGCAGGCAATACGAAATGCAAAGACCTTAGAGGAACTGAGGAGGATAGAAATCAGATATGTTTAAAGCTTTGTTCTCTGTAAGCACGATAGTAAGCTTAATGTTGTTTGGTGCTTGGTTTTATGAACGCAAAACACACTTCCAGACTGTGAAAACACTTGCAACGTGTAAAGCAGAACTTCAAGCCACACAAGAGAACCTCATTAAATACACAAGCCTCTATTCTGAGCTAAAAAGTAAATGTGAGATCGACAAAAAGCAGATAGAACAGAGATATACTGCCCTCTTGAAAAAAGCTACCGAACCCATTCCACAGATAAGCATCCCACCAGATATGGATGAGTGCGAAGCCTTAAGGAGGATGATAGATGAAGCGAGTAGGCATTTCAGCCCTTAGTTTGCTTTTGTTTTCCTGTGCTATGAAACCACAAGTGCAAGTGATAGAGAAGGAAGTTTTTGTGAAATGTCCTATTCCTGATATTCCCAAGACCGAAAAGCCCATTATCAAACCAGACCAGCCCTACACTGAAAAATTGCAGTCTCTTTTGAACTATATGTTTAGACTTGAAAGAGAAAATGAACTTCTACGGGAGGTGATTGACACATGCAGACAGTAGAACTGCTTAAAAGAATACTGAAGCATTACAGCGTAGATTTAGCCCTTGCTGTTGTGTTTTTGCTTATAGCCTTTATCTATGTGTATGACCAGCCCACACTCTTAAGTGCCCTAGCAAGAAAGGTAGCCCTAGCAAGTGCGGGACTGGTCTATTACTACATCACAAGAGTGACGAAAGTGGGATTTGTAAAATGGGAGCATCCGTATGAGAAGATTTACGCTATTGCCCTTCTGCTTTATATTGGTCTCGTCTTTGCCTTGGGCTAATCCAAGATGCCTGAAGCTTGAACCAGCCATACAAGAAGCAACAGAAAGATATATAGCAAAAGACTATCCAACTCACTACAACGTAGCCACTGCGGAAAAGGAGACAGGCTGTCGGTGGAGAGAGAGTGCCGACGGGCACGGTTCGATTGGATACTTCCAGTTGACACCGAAATTTTTAGACCCACTACTACGCCCGCTATTCCCTGATTACACCAAGCCTTATTCAAAAGACCACTTTTATGCCTTTGCCTACTACCTGAGCACGCTTATACGGAGTAGCCCCACTCCGCACCTCTGGGTGACTTATCAAAGATACAACGGAGGCAACTGGGTCATCCGAGAATGCAGGCGAGCTGGGTCGTGGGAGTGGGAGAAGTGTCTGCAAAATTGCAGAAGGGGGCAGGTGTGCGTGTGGAAGGTAGGAACTGAGTGTAAGCAATATAGAAGTGCCTGCGAGATCAACTATGAATATTCCTTATTGATATATAGATACGCAGACAAATACCGCCGTGGGCCAGACGGGCGGTGGAAATATTGGTAAATGTGGATATACTTCATTGAGAGAGAAAACGAGAAAGTAGTTATCTTTTCAAACCATCTGCTGCTTGATATGACAAGAGAAACGCAAGAGGCGCTTGAGAAGTTCAAGATCAGATACACGCTTTCACACCCCTACATAGAAGACTTTGAGTATGCCAAGCAGATGTGGAAGAGGGGCGGATATGAGATTGTAAGCATAGAATGGCTGGCGGAGGTAGTGAAGGGCTGGCATTGTGAGATAGAAGAAAAGCGAGAAGCCCAACCACTCGCAAGGCATGAAGATATTTTCAACAAGCAAAAGAGAAGAAAGCCTAAGAGGAACACAGAAGAAGAGAACGAAAGCCCGCCCAAACCTCCTAAACAACTGCCACATCAAGAGTGGGTTTGGAGTAAGAAGAATTTTGCGGAAGGAACGGTGGAGATGATTATAGAAGAAGTTTTAAAGCAAGGGCTGGTCGTGGAGTTCCTCACTTCAGGGTTCGGAAAGGAGCTAATGAACTACTACGGAGAGGCACTGAGGGATCTCGTGAGAAAGAAGATTAGAGAGTTATTCCTGTGAGGCAGCTATCTGAAAGTTTGACAACAGTGCGGGACAAAGATTGAAAATCAATGAGTTTAAGAGGGTAGGGTGTCCCACTTTTTTGTCAAATTCCGCCCCAGTCCAAAATGCCATTAAAAAGTGTCCCATTTTTTTGTCAGAAAAGTTTGACAAAATCGTGGGACACCCACAAACTGCAAAATTGCAGAAAACCCACCCTCCTGAAGTCCTTGATTCTCAAGCGTCCCAGAAAGTCCCGCAATGTCCCCCTATGTCCTGTTATAATAAAAAAGGTGTCCCGAAATTTTGTCAAATTATAGAAGCTTAGAGGAGGAGTATAATGTCAAAGGAGTTCGAGCTTGGTATAGGACTTTTGAAGAAGATATACACAGACCTACAGGCTCTGGGTGCAGTGGAAGATAAACGTCAAGTAAAGGAG